GACAACATTTTTTAAGGAGGAAAATTTTCCCGAAGTGATAATGTGTTATAATTATAGCATAGAAAGGACGACGTAATATGTCGATGGAGTGTATCATGAAAAGAAAAATATACAGTATCGAAAATCAAGAAACCTTAACTTTGGAGGAATAATCAAGGTTCTCAAGTTCATTAAAGAAGTTCCACTCAATGTTAATCCTGTCATTGTTATAAATGGTGATTTTTTTGATCAGTTCCTTTGCAAGCTCAGGAGTCAACTTTTCAATTTCGCCGTGTCTTGTAATATGTTTATTGTCATTGACTGCTTGCTGTTGTTGTTTTACCGTTGAAGATAGTTCTGAAAGTCTGTCGTTTGCCATTTTTAATTGCAATTTTAGAGCTTCTTCTTCGGCAGTTAATTCTGCTTTTATGCTTGCAAACTTTTCTTTTGAAATAGAGCCGCTAACATATTCCTCATAGTATCTCATTTTTTCAGAATGTATCTTATTGAGTCTATTTTTATAATCGGAACATTCTGAAAGTAGAACATCGTGTTCTGATTTGCAGGTTTTGCTCATAAGTGAAACCTGCTTTAATTTTTCATCCAACATCCTAATTTGCGTGTTTATAGCACGTAGGACAATTTCGTGCAACATTGACTCATTAACCCTTATATGCTGGCAACCAAGGTCTTCAGTATATCTGGCAGTAGCACAGAGCCAATCTTTATTGGTCTTTCGACCTTTTTGGAGTTTATTGCCACAGCATCCGCACACAAGAAGTTTTGCAAACGGATTTGAAGATGGTTGTGGACGAGGCTTTTTGTTGGACTTTATAACAAGTCGTGCCTGATAATATTCTTCTCGGCTGATGATGGCTTCGTGTGTATTAGGCACAATTTGTCGCAATTCTTCAGGTATTTGTTTAACCCTGTTGCTGCCAACACGTACAACATGAGATTTGAAAGGTTGTGTGTCTCCGGTATATATGCGGTTTGTAAGAATATTATGAACCGATTCATAAGTCCAAAACTCTCTTACCTTGTATTTGTCTCCGCGAACGGGGCGCAAATACATTGAAGGTGTCATAGTATGGGAATCATTTAGCTTTTTAGCAATTTGCGAGATGGTAATACTGTTGATTGCCCACTTGAATATTCTCTTAACAACTATAGCAGCTTCATCATCAACAACGATTGTATTTTTTTCTACACCTTTTTTATAACCATAAGGAGCGAAACCATATACAAACTCGCCACTAAGCTTTTTGAGATCAACGACACTTTTAATTCTGCGTGAAGTATCCTTACTATACATATAGTTAACAAGGTTTCTTACAGCAAGTTCCATACCGCCCGTGTCTTCACCAAGAGCATCACTGTCAAATTCTTCATTGATAGAGATAAACCTAACCTCATAAGCTGGAAATACAAATTCGAGAAAATGTCCTGCCTCAAGATAGTCTCTTGCAAATCGGGATAGGTCACGCACTATAATTGTACGGACTCTGCCTTCTTCAACAAGACGCAATAATCTTCGCATTGCAGGTCTGTCCATACTGGTTCCGGAATATCCATCATCAATAAAATCCTCAAATTCTCCATCCAAATCAGCATGACTTGCAATGTAATTATCAATACATCGCCGCTGAGAACCAATACTGCAGCTTTCACGGTCAGAACCAGATTCAACATCTCCGTCTTCAAGGGAAAGTCTCAGATACTTAACATCAATCTTATTATCCAACATTGTCAAGCACCTCAACTTTCTTCAGATAATCCATAATTGATTTGTACGGATCGTCATACATAAGCTGAATTTTTATTTTATTTCCGTCAGAAACATATATCCTATCTACAAGCAAAACAAAAAGTTCACGGTTGATAACAGGGAGCTTGTGATATTCTTTTATTGCATTTATCCATTGTTGTGTGCTTGATATAACTTCTCCAAGTTCATTTGCTTGTTTGCTCAGACGGTCATATTCTTCATTCTGCAACTCCAACTGATGCGTATAACGGATTTTCATATAATCGTATTCATCACGGTCGATGGTGCCATCTGTAAGGTCTATGAGAAGTTGTTCTATTTTAGACTCAAGATTTTGTCTTTTAACAGTACAGCTTTTCATCAAATCTGTAATACTGGTTTGATGTTTCACAACAACGGGCATTGTTTTTATATCGGAAATCAGTTTTTCAATGTCAATTGCAATTTCAACATGCTTGTTTAATAAATTTGTCACAGCATTCATCAAAACTTCTTGCCGTATATAGTGGCTATGGCATTTTGAACGGTGCGAATAAAGGTATCCGTTACATTCATAAGCAATCCAAGCCGGAAGACCAGAATTAGGTCTGCCTGTTCCTTTTTGGGCAAGGAGTTTAGAATTACAGTCCGCACAGTATATTTTATCTTGAAATATAGTGCGATAATCTGTTTCTAACTTGGGACCTGGCTTGTATTTACCCAGACGATCGAGTTCTTCAGAGTTCACCTTTTGAACGGCATCAAATAAATCTTGCGTAATAATTGCAGGATGCATATTTTCAATAATTTGCCACTCATCTTTCGATCTTCTTGTTTTTGCCTGTCCGAGCTTATCGCTTTTTACCTTGCCGTGAATACGGTGTCCGAGATATACTGGATCGTTCGTGATTTTTCTGATTGTTCCACGTATCCACTGAGCATTCTCATATCTTTTATCCTTGGTTATTCCGCGCATAAACCGTATTTTTCCAGGAGAAGGGAGATCACGGTCAATAAGTTCCTTGGCGATGGCATTAAATTTCATGCCAGATGCTCTTAGTTCAAATATCAATACAATAATGTGTGCCACTTCTGCATCAACATCAAAAGTATTCTTCTCCGGATTTCTTATATAGCCAAAAGGAATACTGCCTGCAGGAGGAAGAAACTCTCCATTGTTCATCATGGCAGAAATGGTAGAGCGTATTTTCAGGGATGTATCTCTTGAATACGACTCATTCATTATCATTTTGAATGGAAGCATAAGTGCTGCAGCATCAGCACCTTCGTCAGCACTGTCATAGTCGTCATTTATGCAAATGAGACGAATACCAAGCTCAGGCAGAATTTTTTCCACATATTCACTTGTTATAACAAAGTTTCTGCCCAGTCTGGAAACATCTTTTACTATAATACAGTTGATTCTGCCGGACAAAAAATCTTCTTTCATCCTTATGAACCCTGGTCTTTTGAAATTCATGCCAGTATAACCGTTATCGGTATATACATCCACGATTTCAATTTCAGGATAATTCATAAGATGATGTCTTGCAATTTTTTCCTGATTGACTAAAGAGTTAGCCTCCAGGTCATCACCATCTTCCTCAGACAGTCTTCTGTATATACCAGCTCTGTACAAGGATAACGATTGTAATTCTTGGGTTTCAACTAAGTTAATTCGACTTTTTCTTGCCATTTAGCCCACCTCCTTAACTGATTGAGACAACAGTTCTTGATAGTATCCATAGCTTGCAAACGAGCCAAGAAATTCTCCATCATTTCGTTGAATACGAAATTGCTTGCGCAATTTTTTTGACTGCTCACGGCAATAACTTTCATTCATGATGTTTTTTACAGGAATAATAAAGTCATCGCTGGCTTTGGTATTTTCACTGTCAACATCATCATTTATGGCAATAAAACGCACGCCAAAAGAAGGGAACAAAATTTCGAGATATTTACCAGTCTCGATGTACTCTCTTCCAAGGCGTGACAAGTCTTTTACTATAACACAATTAACTTTTCCGGATTCAATGAGTTCCATGACATCACGAAAGCCGGGACGCTCATAATTCGTTCCGGTATAACCATCATCAATAGCTTCAGCTACCAATTTAATTTCTGGATGCTTCTTTACATACTCATTGATCAGCTTGCGCTGATTGGCAATACTATCACTTTCGTAACAGTTGTCTTTATTCTTCAGACGTTCTCTTTTTCGCGTGTCTTCTTTTGACAAGCGATAATATGCAACAGCATAATAATATTCAGAATCTAAATCTACGTTTAGTTCATCAAAATTATTTATCAGTATAATCATAAAAAACAAACCTCCTAATTTTCATCAGGAAATTTGTTTCTGGTGTTCGTCCGTTGATAGCCGACCAAGGCCCATTTCATACAGACTGTGGATAGCACTGCATTTTTTCTTATCGTCCGTAGAAATCATATTAAATCTGCCACTGAGCCAGATTTCTGCCTCAAGTCCTGTAAGAGTAATAACTGTATTTCCGCGTGCAACACGAACATCATCCGTGGTTGAGTTTTTACACAAAACACCTTTTGATAAATATAGCATAGAAAATCACCTCATAATAATTACACACTTTTCCATGCCGTTTTACAACATCAGTTACATTAAATACATTGCCAC